CGACAATCTCACGTGCATTGTGTGATAGTTGAGAATAAGACACGATTTGATGATGGTGGATTTGAGCGGTTGGTAGGAATTGCACCCGCCTGAACTAACTATAGACCGCATGAAAGAGCTTGTCAAGATATTTTATCAAATGCTAACATTTGTCTAGTTGGCTAGAAACAAACTCTAATAAGTAATTGTTTAGCGTCCGTTTGTATTCCCACACAGTCCCACTAGATTCCTGGGCCCTCGAGCCCGACAGAATTGGTGGTAACGCTCCCTGATCGCCAGTGACGTATGCCCGTAGCATATTGTCCGTTTAACTAATTGGTTGAGCTGTACTCTAGTTCTAAGCTAGAGCCCCCATGTTTGGTTTTGTTTGATACCTTTATAATATACGGTATCTTGTTTACTGTCAATCTGTTGTTACATTTAGTAATAATTGACTTTTGTTGTTGTTGGCCTCCTTTTGGATATGTACCTAATATAACCGAGATAAAATCATTTTCAAGTGTTCGTTACATTTTGAAATAATCTGACTTTAGAGCTCGCCAACGTCGGTGATAGTGGCTCTTAACTGAAATAACCGCTGTATAAATTGTACTAATACATCTGTACTATTGTTACAATTTGTAAACTTTTACTAGCTAGTACATTTGTACTGTTACAAATTATACATAAGTTTCCCTAATACTAAATGCAATAACATTAGTAAAACTTATATGTTCCAGCTGTAAAGGTATTACACTATATATAGCGTTTTCGTGACTTCAAACCATAAGCATATTTAATAATGAGTATTTATACTATTAATATAGTGCACCCCCTAGATATGTCTATAATTTGTTAATAAATCAAGATATAGCGTAACAGATGCCGATGCACACATTAATTAAAATAGTCAATAGGTATTTATACTCATTATCCCCGAGCGTCCCCAGGTGCGGCCCTTATACCACATTTCGGGGGTGGCGTCAATAGGTATATATACTCAATGACGATAGTGGTACATATGTACTACCCCCGAGAGGTACCAAAAAAATTGCAGTCTGGCAAGTACGGTTTACCGTATGTAGCAAATGTCACGCAGGGTGGTATCGGGGGGTACAGCCAAGGTGCGTACGTATAATACCAAATAAAAATTTTTACCAAAATCTAGACACCCCTGTAAAACACCCACGTACTGCACTAGGTACTTTAGAGGGTGGTGTAGATGTTGGCTCCAGCAATCGGGGGACTGGAGGGGCTAATGCCCCCCCTTGACCGCTGTTTCCACCCACGAGGAGCACCACTTCCCCGTGTATTATGGTAACGTTGCTCTACATCCAGCTCTCTAACTGGTGTTTGGAGATTCCACGAGCTTCTCTTTTTTGATCTAAACTCATCCCCATCACAAGATGATTAGCCTCGCTCTGAGGGTCATCCATCCAAGCCTCTAGATGGTCTAACCACTCGTTATCTTTTCTGTCTTGTATCTCTACTTCAGCTGAGAGGGCAAGGGCATCTGTAAACCATTTAACTCCTTGGGCAAGGGAGTCAATTCTATCATCGTGTCTAACGGCACCTTTTTCTCTGCACATCCTGCTAATTTGGTAAGCCAACATATATTGGTGTCTATTTTCAGACGCCTCATCAGCATTTGAAGCATAATCCCATTCAATGACGGTTGGATCAACCACAAGCCTATGCTGATTAAAGACAGGCTCGAGAGCGTCAATAATACGGTCTTCTTTACGGACATTAGCTCTAGTCTCCTCTATGTTAATGTTTGTCTTTGTCGTTTGACAATGTTTTCTAAATAGCTCTGATACAATACCATCGCCAAAGTTGCTCTCGATGAGCAGCGTAGACACGCCATATTTCTTACATTTCTTGAGTATTGTTAGTAAAGTTTTATCACTATATCCGTTTTTGGTTGCAAACACTTCATGTAGGTATATTATACCGTTAAGTTGGCTAAGAAAACATGCGGTTGTCTCATCAGCACCTCGTCCGCTGGGATCGACGCTGCAGATGGTTTCGGAATACTCAGTCCATTCCCCTTGTACTTGCATAGGTTTGTAATAATAATCCCCAGGAAGACCAACGCAAGGCAGATCTTTAAGAATGTTATCAGGGTCTGAGCACCAAATAATGTTTTCGGGGCCATGTGTAGGGTTAATAGGATTAACTATTAGGTCTGCAAATTTAAGTGGGAACTTTTCTCTGTCTGACAGTGTAGTGTCTAACATAAACTGCAGCATAAAGTTTGACCTACCCATAGAAGACTCACGTTCTAGCAAATCCTCTTCCTTAAATCTGGTGTCTGTAGGTTTCCACGCCAAGTCATCTGTATCTAGGTCGTCTGCTAGCTGGGGTGCTAACAAACCATCATACATTGCAACCTTACGTGGGTACCTTGCGGGCCACACAAACGGTCTATAGCTTCTTTCTCTTAGTTTGTTGTAGATAGTAAAGGTAGTCTGTGGTGTGCCTAGAAACATAATACGTGAGTCTTTCTTAGGTGTAAGTATAGATTCACATTCTGTAACTAGCTGTAACAGTTTACCCCGTTGGAGCTCCGTCATGGAGTTATTAG